AAGCCCCTTGAAGATATACTTCGGATGATTCGGATTGGATTCCTTGCGGAACTTGTCATAAATCGTACTGCCGGGGGCGAGGATGAAGAAATGCTTATATCCCTTTGTTTTGTACAGGTAATAGATGCACGCTCCCATAAGACGTGTTTTCCCTATGCCGGTGGCCATTGCATAGCAGAAAGAAGGAAAGTTAAATTCCGATTGAATCCTGCGCTGTTTTTCACAGTATTCAGTTGCGGCTTTCTCAACGGTTTCCTTATTGGCTTTCTTGTAATCACAATGAGAGCTGATGGCGTCGAGGTAGGAGAGCGCTTCCTCCTGTGGAGTCCTCAGACTCATCGCATACTTGATTTTTTTCACTATGTCTGACATTTATTCTGCCTCGCTTTCAAAATCGCACTTTTCCAGAAGGTCTTTCGGTATTTTCTTTACCTCAATGTTATCGGGCAGAATCATGTCCGACTGAATCTTCGTGCCGTATATCAGAAGGGACTGCCCGTCGGCAAGTCTGGCTGACAGCGATTTGACATATCCGGCATTCACGAATTCCCTGGTTATGTGGATAAACCGCTTCTCGGAAGAGTGTCCGTGGAAGACATCCTCCGGCTTGTATTTAAATCCCTCAATCTTGCAGATAGCCTCGCAGAGCATTTCAAAGGTGTAGGACGGGTTTATCTGGTAAACCGGAAGCTTGTCGTTTTTCACGAGCAAGCTATCGGCAAGTTCGTAGAAATGGTAACCACCGCCACCTTGCCAGTGGACGTCTTTAGAGATACCTGTCTTATCGCCATTTATGACATTATCCATACGCACTTTGCAAAGTGTATAAGCGTGTTCTCCAAACTCTATCCCTATCCATTTTCTTTGCATTTTGTGTGCTGTAGCTATGGTGGAGCCACTTCCGAGAAAAGAATCCAATACCCAATCACCTTTGTTGGAAAAGAAACGAATTATCATTTCAAGTAATTCTTCCGGTTTCTTGCCTCCTCGAAATTCAACTCCGCCTTCTTGTCTACAGTTCCCGAAATTTCCTGCAAGGTCATAAAACCCATTTATTGGATTCTTACGTTTAACAGCGTCAGATTCCAATTTGTCTACAGGGACGCCTTGGTAATACTTACCTTTTGTTGCACCTTGACGTTTGGGACCAGTGAAATATCTATAATCATATCTGTCATCTCCAATACCATAAACTTTATACATTACGCCATAGCCATCTTCTTTATATCTTCCAGATAAATAATCTCTAAAAAAGCGCCCAGAAGAGTTGCCATCGAGAATTGTTCCTGTTGCCCATATTTCTTTTAACCCGTATTCGTCTCCTTCTTCCTTGGCCTCGATAGTATACTCGTCTTTAGTGAAAATCCGAACTTTCTTTCCTCCAATAGTGGTTTCTTGACCACATCCGCTTTCATGAATTTGGTATATAAATTTCTCAAAACCGACCTCATCATAATCAAAGTTAGGAACAGCTTCTGGTCTTTTCCTATAAACAAAAATCTGTTCAATCTCTTTATGAAAGTCCATATCTGACTTTAATGTTTTATCAGGGTATCGAACCCGGATATATAATGTAGTTAAATAATTTGATCGTCCAAATATTTCATCGAGAACGACTTTCAAATAATGACTTTCAGAGTCATCAATTTGGCAGCATAAAAAGCCATCGTCTGATAGTAAATTCCATAAGAGTTCAAGTCGGCTCTTCATTAACGATAGCCAAATGCTATGTTCTACATCGTCGTCATAATATTCAAATGCGCTACCTGTGTTATATGGAGGATCTATGTTCTTACTCATTTTGATACAATTTTTCATAAGCTTTGAAATGGATAAAAGCCCGTTATTTCAAGGAGTTTCAGCAGATTATCGCTCATCAAACGCTTCAAAATCAAAGCGAATTTTCGCTCGTTTGAGTTAATTATACGATTTAAATTTTAGACTTTGCACCCCCTTTCGCAAGCCGAAAGGAGAATCGTTAAAAAGTATAGCAATCGTTAAAAGGTTTAAGAAACAGAAAAATCCCCACGACCTATGTTCAACATAGACCGTGGGGAAAATTAATATCGTGATGAATTGATAGTCAGTCTCGCAGCCTGTATTTTGGCCAGTGATTTGCCCGAAGATATGGCAAACTGTCTGCTAACACTTCCAGCACAAACTCTTCCATTGTCTGATCCGGTTGGAGGTCATTTCCTACCATGTCTTGAAGGTGAGCGTACTCGTCATCCGTGACTCTAATTGTTATAGTCTTCATTTTGCCTTGCCCTCTGTTCATTAAGATTGATTTGCTCACAGCTTAGACGAAACAAGAAGGTCTTGCACTTAAAGCTCCAAATCGGAGCCTTAGACTACAGCGTTTATATTTTCTTCACGCCATCAATCGGAAGCCATGACGCAATGCCGTCCGGCCAGCCGAGAAGGACTTTATCTTTTTCTATCTGCGATACCTTGTGTGTTCTTTCTTTCACCCATTCCGGCACGGTTTCTCCCGTCGCATAGCGGGAAGCCGTCACTTTCACCATGTCTCCGACCTTTAGAGCAGAAGACACAGCTGCTTTCGGAATTTTGAGCTTTTGTCCGGCATGGATGATGTCGGAGGTTAATCCGTTAAGTTTTTTGATTTCCGGATATCTTCTTCCGTCGCCTAAGAGCCTTGCCGCAATCCGCCAAAGGCTGTCGCCGCTGACTATGGTATAGGTGCTGTGCTCCGCAGCAGCCTTTTCCGGATAGATAGCATTTCCGCTCTCATCAAATACAAAGTAGCCGCTGTTTTCATCTGCCTTTCTCTTGGCATTGGCAAGCACCTTGTAGGCTCCAATCTGGCTCTTCTTATCCTGCCAGGACTTTCGGACTCGATATAAAATGCCTTCAGATTTAGGCAGTTTCGGATCTAGCACACCTCCGCCCATCAACCTTTTCACATCCTGACGAAAGGTGTCCATGCTCTTTTCGAATTTTGAAAACCAGTGTCTTGGATCTCCGTGATTGGAGGCAATCCCTCTTTGATGGCCTTCGTAGTGGCCGATGATAACTCCGTCCGCCAGCGGATTAAGATGATAGAGCTCGCAAAGATAAGCACAAAGCTCCGTCGCTTCCTTGTAGACTTTGTCAAAATACGAGCGGTCGCTAAGCCCATCCTCGCAGATTTCAAAACTCGTATGCGTGTTGTTAGCCGCTCCTCCTGCATGCCAGCCCCTGTGATCCCAGGGAAGCGTCTGGTAAGTAGCAATCGTGCCGTCTTGCAGCTTCCCGATAAAGCCATGTACACAGACCTGTCTATCCATCGGCTGATTCCAGTGATTGTTGTACCTGTTCTTTCCGAGCTTTCCGTCATCCGGACCGACATAGCGTTTCAGATAAGGATTGTTCGCTCCGGTCGAATGCACCATGATGCCTTTGACCTTAATCTTCCTGCCTGCCTTGTAGCAGGCGTTTTCTGTAAAAATCAGTTTATTGAGATTCACTTTCCTCATCCTCCTTCGATAATGTTTCCAGCACGTTTTTCAGGGCTTTCGGAATGGGAAGCCCCAAGTGGGCCGAATTTTCCAAGATGGAAATACCTTCATTCGAGAGATAGAAAAAGATGACGGCAGTCCTTATGGCACTGCCTTCTTTCAAGATGGAGACATCGATGATGTTGCCGATGCCTACCAGCACAAAGATGAGCACCTTCTTGGCGATGCCCTTAAAACCGACTTCGCTTGAGAGCTTTTTGTCGTAGACGGCGCAAAGAACGCCTGTGATATAGTCCGCTACAACAAAGACGATGAGTGCATAGAGAAAGCCGTCAAGTCCTCCCAGATACAAGCCCAGGAAACCTCCTACAGCCGTGAATGCCGTCTGTACGGCAGACCAGATTTGTTTCATATTAAAAATCCTCCTTCCAAATAAAAAATGCCTGCGCTGTGGCAGACACTTCCTTGTACAAAATGATGTGATTGATGAAATCTATACCTGTTTTGGCAGCCACTCCCAGAGCCTTAAATCCTCCTGGCCGAGTGACCACATGCACATACCCCTGACTTTCCAGCGATAAGCGGCTTCGTTTGCCCAGTAGACGAGCGAGTCTACATCCTGGTAATAGAGGATGGAGAAGCCGTCGGAATCGCCTAAGAAAAGCCGTGAAATCCAGACATTAATGTCTCTTGGAATGACCTTCACCTGATAGTCGTTTCCGCAGACCAGAGGAAGAAGATTCGAATGGAAAAACTCATAATCAAGAGAGATGCTTTCCGTTCTCGTCTCATGTTCCTCAATATCTGAGGTGACAGTAAAAACCTGAAACTCCTCATCCCAAGAAACACCGGTTCTTGGAATCCTGCCAAAACTCGTCCGGCTTCCATCAGGCAGCACGACATCAAAGCACTCGTAGGGTTCATAGGTAAAGCTGTCTCCCACACGAAAGAGCTGGCAGTGCACTTTGCTGTCTGATCGTATACCTGCAAAGCCTGATGTGCTTGTTACCGTTCTTTGATAACGAAGACTGCTTGATGCTCCGGAATACACCCTGACATTTGTGCCTCTTTTTCTCATCTCAATCGTATAGAGATTTGGGGCATCTCGTATCTCGGCATCAGCTGTCTTTTCAAAAGAAGTCGCATAACTTCCAAGTAAGACATCTCCCTGATACAGCTCCACCGCCTGTGCTTCGTAGTTCAGGCAGCAAAACAGATCGCCTAGGAAAACACCCGCCCTTCCGGTAAAGCTTTGAGGGAAGATGAGCTGTACCCGCAGGTGAAGGTCGTGAAAGCCGCCGTAATTTAAGGCAATCTCTCCGTAGCCTTCCAGCTGTGAGTAAGGACGGTTTTTCCCGAACTCATCCTCCTGCCAGACCTGCCACTCACCGGAAAGGATGGACCAGTAGCTTTCAGGAAGCGGTGGCCGGTCTCTAAAATCCTCATACCAGATGAGGGCGGAGTCCGCTTTCCTCCGAAGCATCTCGAAAGTGAGCTTGAAGCCCTCTCTTGGAGCCACCATCACGCCGTGTATGTCCTTAAACTTTCTCGGAGACAAAAGGTAGCTTGCTTCGCTGACGGATGTTTCTTCACTGAAAGAGCTGCAGACCTTAAAGCCGTAAAACTGCACGCCCTTGGCGGCAACCGATACCGTAAACGTATGCGTACCAGCAGATAGAGATACCGCCTTCCCCACCCCTTTCCAAAAGGTCGTCCGCCAGTAGGGCCACCAAAGCCTGTGTTCCTCGACAAGAACGCTTATACCGTCAAGCGAAAGCCGGACGCTGTTTTTATCCCACAGAGGAAAACCGAGCTTAACGGCTAAATCGTAGCTTCCTGCAGCAGGCACATTAAACTCATAAACGGCTTCTCCGTTATCTCCGAGCGTAATCATTCCGTCAGAGATGGAGACAATGCCGGAGTAGGAATCAGGCTCTGCATTTCTGACAACAAGGACACCGTCAAAGTTTGTCTTTTGCGTCTTCCCGTAGGAGGTAAGATACCGCCTTCGTTTATAAACTTCACCCATCAAGGGGTAACTGTAATGTTCAGCATCCCGTCCTTCCATGTAGTCATAGACATGCGGAAGGGCAAAGGGTCCCTTATCGTAATCATCCCAGTAAGCAACGATAGGAATTTGAGGAGATGCGGGTGCTGTTTCCTTAAACTGATAGTAGCCCGTCATCCAGTTCTTTGCTCCGTAATAGGTATGCGATACGCCCCGGTAGTAGTCGCCCAAGTTTTCAGGCGTGTCATAGATCTGCCAGTTCCAGCCGTAAGCCGGCATGCCGAAATAAATCTTTTCAGGTGGCATCACGGATACGGCATAGTCATAGATGCCTTCCAGCCAGTCTCTTGGAGAAACAGGCCCCGGAGCAGAACCCGCCCAGGCCATGCCGTAGCTCATAATGGAAGCTGTATCGCAGTAAGGTGCAAGATCGCCGTAGACACACCAGTTTTCGCCGCCGACCGAGCCTTTCACGCTTGTCATGCCGGGAAGGCAGATGTTGATGCGTTTTCTTACGTCATAGCTTTTAACGGCCTGATAGATATTTTGAAACATCGCAGTGGACTTAGCCGCTGTGGAGTAATCACCACCGCCTTCCAGGTCAATATCCACACCGTCGCACCAGGGATACTTTTCCATGATGCGGATAAGTTCGGAGAGGAGCATATCCTGTGCACCGTTTGTGTTTTCCCGTATGGCTTTGAAGATGGAATTGTAGCCGTCGTTAGCGACAGTTAAAAGCCAGCGAATATGCGGCCATTTTTTTATATAAGGCATCATGTCAGAGATGGTAACTCCTGTTTCATAGATTTCACCTGTCGCCCGTACCTTAAAAGAAAAAAGACCGATCTGATTGATGCGGTCTCCGTACTTTTCCAGAGCTTCATACATTCTGGCGTTTCCCATAAAGGTCCAGACCATGATTTCTCTGTTTTTTAAGGGGTCAATCAAAACGGCTCACCTCCTTCCTCCATTTGCCGCAAGGTAAAGAGCACTCTCGCGGATTTTCCATCAGGAAGCTCGATCTTGTGCTTAGAATCCCAAGCGGCACTGTATGAATAAAAGCCTTCTTTTTGAAAAGGCTGTCCATTGTTCGTTGTCTTTCTTTCCAGTGCGGAAAAGATCAGTTCATCGTCCCTCTGTAAAATCTCAGGGAAAAAGGCTCTTTGTCCGCCTGCCGCCTGCGAGATCGTCACAGCTTCCATATCCGATTTGGGATACAGCTTGATATCAAGACCTGTCGAAGTCTTCCCGAGATTAAAAAGAATCAGGGTTTCCTGTCCTCGGACAATGCCGTTATACCAGACAGGCTCCTTGATTACGCCGCCTTCACTTTCTTTTTGAAGCATGATCTCCGTGTGCGGATAAAAGCCCGTCACCCGGTCTCCTTCCTGAAGCATGAGATCAGTTAGCCAGATGGTACCTGCCATGTCGGTTAAAAGCGGCTTAATTGTCACGGACACGACTCGCTTGTCCTGCTTTTTATTTATGGTCTCAGAGAGCCTGTAAAACTTCTTCATAGCATCACCCGTCCAGCGTAAAGCGAATCTCGGAAGGGTGCGGCACCCAGCCGGTCGCAAGAGAGCCGCCCTGAAGGAGGATATCCGTCACAAAGATTTGTCCGGTGCAGTCTGAAATAAAGATACGCACCGTGACGGATTTTAGCCTTGACATATAGCCCTTAGGCGTGATGCTGTCTTTCACTTTTCTAAAATAGGCCATCAGATCACCCCCTAGTAAAGGTCAATAAATCTCGTCTCAATGCTTCCGTCTTCATACTCGATTTCCACTTCCACGCCGACTTGGGAAGTTTCCGAAAGTTTCTCCAAGTTTTCTGAAGCGATGGCCAGAGACAAGGTATAGCTTTTACGATTGGAAGGATAGACGGTCTGCGCCATAGACTTTGTAAGTCCTGCCGCACCTTCCGCCTTAAAGGCGGCTGTTCCCGTACCGCCCGTCTCGTTTACGGCTTCAAAGCCGGAATTCAGCCAGTAGGCCATCCCGTCATCCGCCCGAGAGTTTTTCAGATGATTAAAAGGCACCATGTCGCTGATGTTTCCCCCGCCAAAAGCTCCTGCCCCTTCCAAGGTATCTGCGATGGTCTCCAGCCTTTCCACAGAAGAACCGAGATTTTTTAAGGTCGTCGACAGTTCCAGCACCGTATTCCAAGGCTCCTGCAGGTTATATTCTCTTCGCACAATCCTTGTCGTAACGGAGATCCCCAGCTCCTTATCTTCTACCAGGACATAATCGCCCAGCGACCAGGCTTCATGAGAAAAGCCCGTAAGAACGGATAAGTCCATCGCATGAAGGACATAGGAGATTGTCGGTTTGGCGTATTGCGCCAACCGCATCGCCGTGAACTCCTTCATCTGGTAGGGATTGGTAAAGGAAGAACAGTCAAGTGTGGAGATACGCACATCATTTGAATAGGTGAAATCTTCCAGATAGGGCTTGCCGCCATTGATATCGGAAAAAGTCATCCCGTCCGCTCCCAATGCATACAAGCGTGTCACAAGATTTCTCGTGTCGATGACCCGCTCAATGCTTTTCATGTTCTTCCTGTAGGCAAAAAGTGCGCCTGAATCCCTGCCGCTCACCGTATAGAGATGAACGAGCCTGTTGGACGAGTCAAAGACCAGGTCGCCTCCGTGAAGGCTTGCGACAGCGCGAAGGATGGAAAGAGCATTTTTCTCTTGCGATACCCAGGTGCGTTTTGTCTTGACATTGACCGTGCCGACATGCCACTCTGTGCCCTCAAGAGCATAAGCCATCGCTGTTTCCGCCGTCTCTGCATCAAAGCTTTTTTCTTCTTTGCGAACGCTGAAGGTCAGATCGTAAAACTCCGCTTCGGCATAGACTTCCGTCACGGTGTTTCCCGAAGCGTCCTTGATGTCGTTAATGGTTCTAACTTTATAAATATCATCGACGATTTGAATTTTCTTCTCGTTTTCTAAATAGCTTCTTTTTTCATCTCTGAAAGGAAGCTTGAAGTGGAGCGTATCCTCACCGTTGACCTCACTTGTGACAATGATGTCGTAGGCGTTTTCCAGAACAGCTTCCCAGGTACCCCCTTTTGTCAAAAGCACGGGCCTTGCAAAGCCCATCTTTTCATAGGGAGCTTTTGGAATATCGTAGATTCGAATATCTAGAAGCTTTGGCGTTTTCTTTGAATCGGTTGTCGTAAGAGTGATGCGAAAGCGGATGTAGTTAGCTGTGACCTTAATTTTTCCGTCTTCCGGAAGAACAGTCCATTCGCCCCATGTGCTAAGGTCGGAACTTAGTCCATATTCCACCGCTGATATATCCGTCACGCCCGCTTCGTATTCTTTGGTAATGGCGATCCTGCCTGTACCGGAAAGAGATAGAGGTTTTGCCGTTGTCAAAAGCTCTCCGCTTAAAGGATAGACACCGTCCGTTTTCCTTAGGAGCACTTTGCCGGGCTCAGTTAACGCATCCACCGAATATACGCTGTCGCCGCCGCTTGCAAAATAAGAGGAGCGAAAGTATTCTTCCAAATCATCCATAGTAAGTTCTGAGTCGGTATCCAAAAACCAGTCGTCAAAGCCGCCTGCATACCAGTAGCTTCCGGCATGCATGCCCATGATGATATCGGCTGTACATGAGCGGTTCAGCTCACCTGTAAAAGAGTAGGCCTCCGATACCCAGCACTTGCCGTCCGACCTGTCGCCTATGACATACTGTGCCGTCCTCACATTCGGTCGAATGATACAGGCAATAAAATAAATTCCACCATTCTTAAAAGTAAAGGAAGGAGAGGTCGTCCTGTCTAATATGAGCGAGCCTGCTTCGTTATAGAGCATGATGCGCGGTCTTCCCTGAAAGAAGGAAAGATAAAAGATCGGCTGACCGGGACCGTATCTGGTATTAAAAAGTGGGCAGTAGGTGTTCCCGATAGAGTAAATCGTCGGCTTGAACCAGCCTCCGACTAAAATCGTATCTCCGATATTCTGAAAAATGCTGCCGTCATTGGTAAGTTTTAAATAGGACTGCTCCGTTCCCGGATCATGGAGGTTTAGCTGGAGGTAGTTTCCCATCACGCCTGAGCGAATCCCTGCCGTTGTGCCGCTTCGGTTTATGACTTCCATCTTGCGATGATTGCCGGAGGAATCCATAAGAAACCCCTGATCATCGAAGCTGTCCTCGTTGAAACGCCAAAGACCGGATTTGGCAAGGGCAGCCGGAAACTCGCCCGTAAAATCTTCCTGCGATTGAATTGTTAATTTAAGTGCCATGTCATCACCTCCAGCGGCTTCGTGCATTAATTTTCAGCTCTGAAAATGTTCCGCTCACAGCCTGAATAAGAACGCTGTTTTCGCCGATTCTAAGCTCCGGAAAGTTCAGCTCCTTGAGATAAGGGAGTGCGTTTCTCAGCACAAGCCCGCTTCCATCTTCCACATAAGCCGTCATCTTCTCCGTGTCAATTACAAGGATCTCTCCCAAGGAAAGCTCCGCATTGATAAGTTTCATCTCCATGCCATTCACAGAAATAGAGATAAAGTTTTCCGGAGACTTCGTAAGACTTCCTTTGAGGAAATAAACAGGCCTTGATGCGATATTTCCAAGGCTTCGTGTGATGAGTGTTTCTCCCGCTTTCGTTATCGTAAAGACCTCATCTTCCAAAGCATAGGCAAAGGGATCGGGGCAATAGAAGGAAAGGTCAAATATTCCGGCTGCACGGATGACTCTTTCGCAGTCCACCTTGTCCTTTAGCCTTGCCATAAAATAACGATCCGGTACATCATCAAAAATCAGCTGTTTTAAGCCGTCGACCGGGGAAAGCCAGAGCGCAATCCGGTCTAAGGTTTCTACCAGATCGGAAAAGCGAAGCTTGGGAAAAATGGAACAGGACACCGAGATTTCTCTGGCATCCATATCTGCGCCAAAGTCCGCCACGCCATATTTTCCGGGAATGGAAGCCGAGTAGTTTCTCAGCATGCCGGACACCTGCCAGGAAGTGAGCCGTGCTTTTACATCCATGTCTTTTGATGAAATGTCGTTATAGATAAATCCCATCCTGCATCACTCCTTCCTTTTACGCCGGCGAGAAGCGGCCTTGTGCTCTGGAGCCTGCTTCAATCAGGTTATAGAGCTCCTGCGAAACCCTTCGGATATCGTCTTCGCTTCGAACAAACATCTGCTCGATTGTGATCTGTGGAGCAGCTCCTATTGGAGTAACCCCTCTCAAAGCACCGCTTACCGCCGTTTCCGCCTGAACCTGAAAATCAGTCGGCAATGCCACGCTCATATCTTTTCCGAGCTGACCCATCACATTATTGATGTCTTCTGCCAAGCCCTCACTGGCCCTGACAGCATCACCGCCTGAGCGTTCAATGGCACCTGCAAGTCCTTCTACCAGCATTTCACCGATCCAGGCCATTTCTTTTGACGGAGAGCTGATGCCGAAGAAGCTCTTAATACCGCTCCAAAGATCGGACGCCCAGCCGGATACCTTGTCCCAAATCCAGCCTGCCAGTCCCTTGATGCCTTCCCAGAGACCTTTGACGATATTGCCGCCGACTTCCACGATCTTGTACATGAGAGAGCCAAAGGCACTGACGATGCCTTCAATAATCTGCGGCACTGCCTTTACAATCTCAGCGATAATGGTCGGAAGATTCTCAATAAGGGCAACAAAAAGCTCTACCCCTGCCATGATGATCTTGTCGATGTTTCCGGCAAAGGCGTTCACAATGGCGGCTATAATTTCAGGGATGGCTTGCACAATTGTTGTAATAATCTGAGGAAGGGCCTGAATAAGTGCTACCAAAAGATCAATCCCGGCTTCGATGATCTGCGGAATAGAGCCTAAGATCGCTGTAATCAGGGCATCTATAATCTGCGGAATTGCCGTCACAATCTGCGTGATAATGTCGGGCAAAGCCTCAATCAGCGCCGTCAAAAGGGTTATGCCCGTTTCAATAATCTGAGGAATCGCTTCCAATAAAAAGGTGACAATCGCTTCAATAATCTGAGGGAGCGCTTCAATCAGGATTGGAATCGCCGCAATCAGACCTTCCGCAAGCCCCATAATCAGCTGCAAGGCCGCTTCAAGGAGGAGCGGCAGGTTTTCGATTAGGCCCTGAACAATCGTCACAATTGCTGAAACGGCTGCCGGGATGAGATTTGGCATGGCTTCTCCCAAACCTTGCACCAGTGTTGCAATCAGTAAAACCGCCGCTTCAATCAAGAGGGGCAGGTTTTCGATAATGGCATTTATAATCGTCAGGATCGCTTCCACCGCCACCGGGATAAGACTTGGAAGAAGACTCATCAACGTTTCCAAGACCTGTGTAAATAGATCGGTGATCATGGTAAGAAGCGAAGGCAAAAGCTCCGAAATCGCTTCAAGAAGTGCCCCTGTCACAGCAGGAAGCGCCTGAATCATGTTCTCGATAACCGGCGTAATGTTGGTAACGACGGTCTTAAAAGCATCGACCACGTTTCCTGTCAGCATTTGGATATCGGCATCCGCCCGTCCGAAGCCTACAAGGAGGTTTCCGAAGGCACTTTGCAGGGCATTGATGGAACCTGTGATGGTCTCTTCTGCTTCCAAGGCCGTCGTGCCTGTAATCCCCAAATTATCCTGGATGACGTGAATTGCTTCTACCACATCAGCATAGGAGTCGATATTAAACTCAAGCCCTGAAATCTTCTCGGCATCGGCCAGCAGCCGTTCCATCTCGGATTTCGTGCCGCCATAGCCCAGTTTCAAGTTATCCAGCATGGTGTAGTTTTGCTTGGCAAAGCCCTGATAGGCGTTTTGGATACTGGTCATGTCGGTTCCCATCTTATTGGCGTTATCCGACATATCGGTGATGGCCATATCGGCATATTTCACCGCTTTTTCCGTATCTCCGCCAAGAGACTGGATGAGGCTTGCCGAAAAGCCCGTCACCGTCTCCATGTACTCGTTCGCAGAAAGCCCCGCCGTTTTGTAGGCATTTGCCGCATAGTCTTGAAGTTTCCCGGACGATTCCTTAAAGAGGGTATCGACACCGCCAACCAACTGTTCATAGTCGGCAAAAGAAGAGATAACTTCTTTGCCAAGCTTAACAGCGGCAGCTCCGGCAGCAACAACCACGGCTCCCATCGCCGCACCGATTCCTTTTAAGACCGAGCCGAGCTTTCTGAACTTTCCTTCGGATTTATCGGCAGCATCGCCCGCATCTTCTATTTTCTCTCCCATGTCATCGGCACTGTCCGTGACATTGTCCATTTCTTTATCCATGTCGGAGAGGGATTTTTCCGCATCATCGTAGTTTTTGCCGGCTTCTCTTAGAGCCTCGTTATTGTCGTTTAGCTCCTGTTCCATGCCGTTCAATGCCGCTTTGGCATTGTTCAGCTGGATTTGCCAGTTCTGCGTCCTTCTGTCGTTTTCACCAAAGGAAGCAGCGGCATTATCAAGAGCCGCCTTCAAGGTTTCAATCTTTTGTTTTTGTGCTTCAATCTCTTTATTAAGGACGCTGTTTCGTGCGGAAAGAGCCTGCACGGATTTGTCGTTTTTAGAAAACTCGGAGGTGATAAGCTTCATCTCCGAGCCTAAAACCTTAAAGGATCGGTTAATGTCGGCAAGGGCCTTTTTAAATTCTCTTTCACCCTCAAGGCCAATCTTTAAGCCGAAATTATCTGCCATGAGCTGCCTCCTTTCTATCAAATTCCATAGGGAATCACGTCATCAATTAAAAGCTCCTGCTTCGGTTTGGAAAGCCCGCGATACTGTCTGTCACATTCAATAAGGTCTAAAAGCAAAGAAAAGGGCATGAGCCAGACTTCATCCTGTGAAAGGTAAAGCCGGCTCAGCCCGAAATACAAAAGCCGGGTAAATAGCGCTTCGTCGCTTACCCGGCTTCCGGGTTTTTTGAGTCCGTCTCGCTTTCAATATTTCGCTTGGTCGCCTTCAAAAGAGCGTCCGTAATGGCATCTTTGTATTCCGCTAGATCCAAAGGAGAGGTCAAAAGCTCCACTTCCTCCTCGGTGAGAAGCTCTTTTATGTCGTTCTTGTTTTTCAGGTTATGGATTAAGATCGGCTGATTGGCAAGCAGCGTAATCAGCCAGATGATCTCTCCCAAAGCCATCTCGAAGTTCTCCGCCTTCATGAGCTTGTCGCCTAAGTTTTCAAGTCCGCCGTAGCGTCCTGCTATTTCTTTGGTCGCCCTGGTCGTGAGAAGGAGCTCATACTCTTTTTCACCGACTTTAATCTTTGTCATATATTCCTGATACATATAAGATTCTCCTTATGGGGCAACCGGTGTAAAGACCGGCTCATAGACGGATGTATACCAGCCCGTGATGACTTCAGGGGCTACCCCTTCATCACCTTCTGTCACTTCCGCCTTCCAGGGGTGTCTTCCTTCAGCGTCCGCCTTGTTTCTTCGCATGATCGTGCCTTCAATGGTCGGTGTAGAAAAGGTGATCGAGTCGCCCTTCGTTTCAAGGTTTGTAGCGGGTATGCCGAATTTCACTCGATAAAGCCAGAAATAGCGATAATTGCCGTTTGATTTCTTTGCGCGAAAACCGATAGCGACAGGAGGCCCCCCGTCTTCAGACGAGGAAATCAGGACTTTGTTTGTGTCGATGACGGCTCCCGTAAGATCGGATGCCGCCTGACTTCCAATATCGTCCACACCGAGGGAGAGCGTCCCTGTTTTAAACTCTTTTACAATCTCCGATGCACCGTCATCGGCATAAAGGATCGCTTCCGCCAGCTCCACCGACAGCTCCGCCGTGATGGCTTTTGCCAGCTGAACGGGCGTGTCGTAGGTTTCCATGCCGGAAGCATCCTCCGTAATTTTTGCATAGTACAATTTATCCAGGCCTATTGTTGCCATAATAATTCCTCCTTATCGGACGTATTCTTTCGCCACGTCCAGGCTGTAATGGTAGTATCCCGTGTCTTCTTCAAGGTCTAAAAACCTCCGCTCTGTAATGATGAAATCCTGCTCAAGCAAAGCGTCCGTCAGCTTCCTTTTCCAAAGAAGATAGTTTTCCTTGCAAAAGAGGGAGATGCGGATTTCTTCCGTCTCCACCAGCGGTTTGTTGTCGGCATAGAAGAGTAAATCGTCATAAAGCGGTGTAAAGACCAGATAGGTTTCAGGAGCCTTCTTTTCAAAGGTCACGGCTCCCGAAGGAAGCCTTAAACCTTCCGCTATCTGTTTTAGTTCTGCCAGTGCACTCATAGATCAAGCTCCTTTTTCAGTGTTTCCTCCATCGCTTGAACAGCAGGCTTTCTCGCTTTTCTTCTTGCCGGCTTCATCCAGGGCTTTGCTTTCTGACCGGATTTTCCGTACTCCAAGACCTGAGCTTTCAGTACATTCGGCACTCCTTCCCGGTCGATAGAATCTCCGACACCTACCCGGATATTCCACTCGCCGTTTCGATCCTGCAAAGCTGGAGTGATGCCGAGGCTTCTTAAAAGGTCGCCCTTGGAGCGGGAAGGGTACTTGGTATCTTTTCCGATCCGGCCTTCAAGGTTTGCTTTCATCGCTGAGAGCACGACCTTGCCGCCGCTTTGTAAAATCTTAGGAGCGGCTTTGTCGAAGCGGCCTTCGAGTTTCGAGAGTTTATCCAAGAACTCATTCGGCATTTTCATTTCGCATTTAGCCATCCTTTACCACCCCTTCCGTATCGACTCTTTCAGCCAAAATCTCCCAATGGAGCCCTTTTCTTCGGATGTCTTCCACGGAAAGGATGTTGTGTCTGCCGTCTTCCGTCACCACGACGCAGCGGGTATCGAGTGTGATGCCGGGAATTCGCCTGATTCTAAAAAGCGTCGTTGCTGTCGAAAAAAGACTTCGATTCTTCCAGGTCTCACTCCCGTAGCGGTCTTCCCGGTAGGCTCTGACACTTGCAAGAAAGACGTCTCGCTCCACCGGAAAGCCGTCCGGATCCGTTTCCTGCTCCACACGGAAAAGCTCAATAAAGTGATCTAGTTTAATGCTCATAGGATCACATCCTTATCACCCTGAAGAAGAGTTTTAACCGTCTCCCAGACCTGCCTTGCGGCTTCAGGAGAATCGGAAAAGAAGCCGGCAGTAGATCCGTCTCTTGATTCATAGAAGAAACTTGCAAGGACGATCACAGCCTGCTTGGTACTCTCCGTCATCGGGTGCAAAAGATAATAATCCGGTCCTTTTTTCTGGTATCCCTCTGCATAGGAAATCGCAGAGGAAAGGCAGCGGAGCATGAGGGGATCGTCCGCATCATGCTCCACCACCAGATTTTCTTTTAACGGATAAAGAAGGTCCTCTGCGTTCATCCTTATCCTCCTTATACGCCGACTTTCATCTGTAAAAGCTTCACGCTCTCAGGCAGGATGAGTTTTCCGTCCACGCGCTGTGTCGCCTTAAATCCGACTTGACCCGTTGCGGCAAAAAGCTCGTTTAATCTTTGGAAAGACCTGCCTTGACGATCGGCAATCCAGTAATAGGAGAAGTCGCCGAAAGCAATCGCAAGAGCTCCGGCTTCCGCTAATGGCACAAAGCTTGACGTATAGACCGGACGATTGAGGATGGTATCCGGCGTACCTGCCGTCAAGGCCGGCTGCCAGAGATACTGCCCGGTATTGTCTTTCAGCTTTCGAATGAGCTTCACCGTCGCATCGTTCATGATGAAGACGGCATTTTTCCTGTAGGGCGCACGAAGCGAATAGAAGAGGTCAATCAGCTCATCGGCTGTCACTGCCTTATCCGAAGCGGCCGTAACGCCCACTTCACCTCCGCCCGTAGTTTGGAAAACGCCTACAGGCTTGCCCACACCGTCACCGATGAGGAAGGCTTCCTCTTCTTTAGAGCCCATGCGTCTGCCGAACTCTTTCGCAATATAACTTTCAAGGTCAAAGACCGAGTCGTTTAAGAGCTCTTCGGAGACTTTCAGCATGGTCGCCAGCTTATAGGCGCCGATGGAGACCTGACCGAAGGCGGGATCGGATTCCGGGATAGCCGCTTCCTCATCCACCCAGCTGGCCGTGCCTTTCGTCGCAACGACAGGGATTTTGCGGTCGCCGGAAGAAGTCTGGATGACGTGAGCGAGCTGTCTGAAGATGTTTTCTTCTTCCAGGGCTTCTACCAGAGTCCTTTCAAACTCATCCGGGGCCAGATAACCGCCCTCGGAGTCGGTGCCGACCTGCAGGGCATTGGTAACAGGGGCATTCTTCTTTCGCATAAGGTTCCAGAAGTCCCTTTGATAAGCGTCACTTCCTCTGCCGGTCTTGTCTTCCTTGTCCTGCATGGGGTTTCCCACCACCGGACGG